ACACGTCGTATTTCTCCGCCAGTTCCCGCACCTCAACCGAACCGCCCTCGGCCAAAAACGGTATCTCACCCCTGAGCATCATGTTCAAGACTTCGTCGGGGTCCATACCGAGGCGGTCTGCCGTATAACGGGCGCGCGCTTCAAAAGTGCCGAGGAAAGGTTCGGCTGCCGAGCCGAGGCCTGTTGTATCACCTCCGCCGAGCCACATCGATGCTTGGTACTGCGCTGGTGAAATCCCCATCTTTTGGGCTTGGTCTTGCTGCCAGTTTTCGTAGTAGCCGTACTCATTATCACGCGGCTTTGCAGCCCAGAGCGCTGGGTCTTGCAGGGCGTCTTCCATAGGTATGTAGCCCTCGGCTACCCAGCTTTGCGGGCGGTACGTCATGGACACTTCGTCCTCGCCTATCTCGCCCTTCTTGTTAATCTTGCCGGGTTTAATTTTAACCGAAGACTGAATGACATCTTCTGGGAGGCCGGGGTACTGGCGACGCAGGGTCTCCATTGCGCTTTCAGGTGTTTTCGCCAGTTCTGCGATTGATGTCTCCAAGAAACGCGGATCGCCCGAAAGAATGCCGGGCAGCCGGAAATTGTGCGTGTCAATCGTCGCGACCTGTTGGTTGCCTTGCAGATTGCTTGAGAAACTCGCAGGCTTTGGATTTTTGTAAATGTCAAAACCGCCGCGTTCTTGTAGGCCCAACACGTTGTCGCGGTGAAGTTTTTGCGCAATCGAACCGTAACCCTCTGCGGGCCGGTCTGGAATAGGCAATCCTTGCGACTGGAGGTAATTGTAGTACGAGCCGGTGCGCACGTTGTCAGGGACACGCGCACGGGGACTGGTGGCCGCCATCAAGTCCATCAGACGCGCATACGACCCAGAGGCGTCGCCACTCGGCAAAAGGCCCTCCAACCTCCGCAAAATAGGATCAGTGTTGTACCACTCTTTACCACCGCCCGCTATGCCACGTTCGACAGTTTCGTTGATGCCGCGCTCAACTTCAGGGTTGGCGAGGGCCTCAACAATACGCGCTGTCGGGCCACGAGACGGAACCGTGCGCGGAATTTGGAACTGTGGGACATCTGGAACGTCTGCAAGTCTGCTGACGTCAAAAAGCTCACCGTAGCCGGGGTTTTTAACACGCCAATCAGCATACGATGGCGCGCCCTTGCTTGGGCTTTTTGCTTCGCTCAGAACATCTTGTGCGGTTGCGCCAGACGTGCCGGAACGGTTGCGGATAATGGCAGGCGCAGCAGGCTTCTCTGTTTTCACAGCCAGAGGCTTTTTTGCTTTTGGTTTTGCTGTCTGAGTAGGCTTCGCTTTGGGGGCATTGGGTCTGTCGCCGCCCACAAGGTTGTTGAGAGCCTTCCGCGCTTGCGCTACGGTGCTGTCGTCAGGGAGGATACCAACCAGTCGGTCTACAACTTCTTTGCCGTACTCTCCGGCCAGCTTTGCCAAGTCTTTCTGCCAGCTCATTTACTTGCACCTTTCTTAACGGCGAGACCGCCGGTTGCTTTCTTCCGTGCGCGGAACTTATTTACGCCTTTCTTGATGCCGACGTTGACACCACGGACGCCGAGACTACCCGCTATGTTATACGGGGCATCTTCCGCAATTTGGCGTGGAGCGTCGGCCATAGTGTTGGCCGATCCGATGGACTGTACGATACCGGTCAACCCCTCGTCCAGATACGGCAGAGCGCGTTGCAGGCGCACGCCCGCGTTAGGCAGAAGCCTACGTGTTGCCACAGTTACTGGCTCCGCCATCGCGCGACCTACGCGGCCCAAAGTGGACAGGGCCACCCCTTGGCCGCCCGGCACGAATGCGCCCACAACACCCGGAACGATGGCCCCACCTAAATTAGCGGCCAGCGCCGTGCCGGGGTTTTTGGCCTTGAACCCGCTGTAATCATTCTCGATGCCAGTCTTCAAATCGCGGTAGTTGCCTTGACCACGAAGGTAAGCCCTGTAAGCAGCTTCAAGCTCGCCCGCGTTGTTGAACGTCAACCCCTCAAGGATAGACCGTCCGACGTTTCCCGCGTAGCTGACTGGCACCGTCTTGCCCTTATTGCCGCCCTTGTTGAACGCCTGCACGCTGCCGCCACGGTACATGCCCATAGAGATGCCTTCAGCGAGTGTATTGTCGTCAACGTAATACATGCGACCGTCAGCACCCTCTTGCACCTCGCGGTTATTCATCATGACAGTGCCGATTTCTGGTATGGTTTCTTCAGCGGCCAGATTTTCTTGCATCGCCGCCTCATCCGCAGCAGCCCCGTCACCTATGGCGGTACCGAGGCCGCCTGAAGACAACGCGTCCATAAGCAACGCTTCAGGGTCTGGCTCTACTTCAGTTGGTGGTGGTGGCGCAAAGCTACGATCTTCGAACATTGACGGCGCGGTAGCGCCAGTGACTGCGGCGGCCCTACCGGTGGCGACATTCTTGACCGAGGTCATATAGTCGGTGTAGCTTTTGGAGCGGCGCAGCATGTCGAAGACTTCGCGCAGTTCTTCTGGCTTCTGTGCCGAAAGGGCGCGGCTCAGTTTCGTGTAGACTTGGTCGCCGAACTCCTTGCGCGGGTTCATCCTGCCGACAAACCGACCGAAGGCGGCGAGCCTACCCTGCGGGCCTGCCATCAAGAAGTTGACGGCCTCCTCTATGTTTCCTTTCTGGAGGGCGGCGTCGAGGGCGTCCATGCCTTCGGCGAGGACAGCAGTCCGCGATCCGCCGGTAATCTTGCCCGTGCGCTGGTACAGTTGGCTTTCTTTCTGCATGACGCGTTCGAAGAACTTAGCCTCTTGCGGCCCCATGATGCTTTTCAGCTTTTGCAGTTTCTCAGGCGTGCCAGCCAGTTTCTTGGCTAGGTCGCCGCCACTAGCGCCTTCGATGTTACGGAACATGGCCTCTAACCCGCCAGTCTTGACGGCTTCCTTTTCTGCGTCGGACATGTCCTTGAGCTTCATCCGAAGTTCCGCTGGGCGTATCTTACGCGAGAATATGTCCAGACCGTACCGCATTGCATCGCGCACTTCGAGGTCGCCTGCGTACTTTTTACGCGCTGCGGCGTATTCAGGGACGAGGAAGTCTAAGCGCTTCACCATATTGTTGCGAAGTTTTTTAAGCGCATCCGCCTCAAACTTTCCTTCAGAGCCAGTGCCCCTGAAGCCTTTATCGATGCGGTCATCGAGGGCGCGCTTGAACAAGTCCAGCACCTCCACGTCGGGTATGGCGTTTGCTGTCGGTGCCAGACCGACAAGGTTTCCACCTGCGTCGAGCACAGGTTCCATAGCCATACGCAGCTCTTTTTCCGCTATCTGCGCGGTGTTCTGCACAGATTGCCATATGCTGCGGATAATAGGCGACGGATTGTTGATGATGGCCATGATTTCAGGGTCGTTGACTTCACCCACGGCAAATGCACGTTGGTACTCAGTGTCGCCAATCGCGCGAAGGCGGTCTGATATCGCCTCCTCCTCGGCAAAGTAATCATTCTTCGCGCCGGGCAACGCCGCTTCGGCTTGGTCTCTAACGCGCTCTGCCGTTCCGGCGCGCGCTGCCGTTCCGGCGCGGGTCTCTACCAAATTCGATATTAAATCCTCTTGCCCTGAACTCGGCTTCCCTGCCACCTTTTCGGCGAGCGCAGTCATGCGCGGGGTGGACGTGCCTAGTTGCAGCGGGACGCCCTGCCGGTTTGCCAGTGCGGTCAAGCCAATGGAGCGTTGTACGCTGGTATCGCCAGCCGCGTCAGTCAAAATCTCTGCCGCCTTGCGATCTGCCGCTGTCAGCGGTATTTGAGGCACGCGGGTAAACTCACCGGTCACGTCATCTAAGACTTCAATGCCCGGCCCGTATTTCTCGCGCAGGCGCTGTGCGGCGGTGTTAACGCCGCGACCGCCGTATTCCACCACCTTGGCAACAGGGGCGCTGAACGCCGCGCCTAATGCCGCGTTCTCGATGAGGGATTGTGGTATGTCGCCAAGCGTCTTCGCCTGTCCAACGCCAGACAATGCGCCAGTGCTGGCACCGACAAGCGCGGCACGCGTGCCGACACCAGCCAACTTGCCGATGCCTGTCGCGGCTTGGTAGCCCTTACCCACGATGCCGACGCCGGGGACGAACGACCCAGCGATACCACCAGCCGCCTCTAGCGCAAGCGCCTCTCCGGGGTTGGCTTTTGCCCACGCGTTGTAGTCGTTGTTGATTTGCTCTTTGAGGCGATAGTATTCGTCCGAGGACATCTGTCCCGACGCAACCATACGTGCCCCTGCCTCAAGCTCGTCCGCGAAGTCGAACAGGACGCCCTTACCGAATGCCCGCACGCGCTGCGTGTTCTCACCACCCTGTGGCACGGTGCCTATGATCTCGTCCTGCTTTACTGCTTCAGGCGGTGGAGCGTCTGGCGCAACAGAAACCAGCGACGGGTTCAGCGTGCCATACTGTTCGAAGAACTCTTGGATTTGGGGTATGTTGGATATGCGCCCCTGCAAGTTATACTTGCTTGCCAAACTCTCGATGTCGGCGGCGGCAAATGGCCGCTTCTTCTCGGTGTATTGTTGGTACAGATCGCGCAGACCGGCCTCGTAACCTGCGATGTCCTCTTGCGGCGCTTGCGGAGCGACACCATCCATCGGCACAGCTTCGGCAGTTGTGGGCGCGCCCTCGGCAGGCGCGGCACCGGCAGGTGGGGTTGCACCTCGGCCACCGTCGATAGACACGACTGAAGCGCCACCGCTTTCGCTTTCGGCACGCGCTTGTATCTGATCTGGCGTGACGTCATCAGGCACGTCGGCAAACTGGAGCGTCTCACCACTGCTAAGGGTAACGGTTACATTTCTTGGCATGTTATTTGTTCCAATTAATGACGCGTGGTTTACCTGCCGCTGGCGTGGTTGGTGACGTCCGTTTGCTGTAGAAGCCTGTTTGCGTCTTCTGGATGCGATCTCTCGCCCTTGCGGCAACGGTCTGCGCCGCTTCAAAGGCGTTACGGTAGATGCGGTCGCGTGCAGCGCGTGGCAAGCTGGAACTTCCCTGCAAAGCCATTAACGCCTTACGCTCGCCCTCAGTGACCGAGCCGGGGAACGTGCTCTTCAACATGCTGAGAGCCATAGAACTTAACGTATTGTCTAGCTCTTCCGTTGCCACATACGTTGGGTCGTCGCTGGAGAATAGCGACCCTATCTGTTTACGGAAGCCTGTCAGGCTGCCTTCAAGTGCCTTCGGGTTAAGCTCCATTACGCGGCGGAGTTTACCGAGTGTGTCCTCCGCGCTGTTAAGGACGTCCTCGGACTGTATCAGTATTTTCTGCTCAGACCCCGATAAGGTAGGCGTCTTCGGTGCAGCACCCGGAATGAACTTGCCTGTTAGGTTCGATATCTGACCCGTCGTCGCGCCGTACATCGCGGCTTCTTCCGGCGTAGCGGGGCGGAAAGTTTCCTTCTCCGTGCGCTGCGGCAGAGGCGTCCAAGCGCCACGTTCGTTTATGAAACCCTTCACACCGCCGCGTTCCGACACCTCGCCTATGTTAGTTGGCGAACCCGTAGCACCTGCGGACCCAAGCGGTTTAGTAGTAATTGCGCCGGATGCATCTTGCATGATTGCGACAGGCACCCCGTCAACAATCTGAGTTCCCACCATCCTTGCGGGTTTTGGTGTTGTAAGTTTGGCAAGTTCGATTTCGGTGTCGAGTTCTTGTCCGAGCAGCTCTTCTTGCTGATTAAGCTGGGCGGCTTGCAGCGCGTTAAGCGCGTCCCGACGTTTGATTTCACCCTCACGCTTGGCCTGCTCTTGTGCCTGCAAGACGGGCGCAACATTTTCCAAGACGGCACCGAAACCACGCCTTGATGTCGGTTTGGCCAACGCCGCCGACAACTGGAACATGCGCTCGCTGAACGACGGTCCAGTGCGTTGGGCCGTTAGTTTTGCGGTGAGGTCGTCGTAATACGCCTGCCGCGCCTTTGCGGCCTCCTTGCGCGCAGTCATGGCCGAACGGACGGCAGCATACGGCAGCGCGCCAGCTTCTTCCTCTACATCAGCGGTGTCTGTGGTGCCAATCGCCTCTAGGCCGGGTTCAATATCTTCGTCCATGATTAAACCCCTTTAATTTTGCCGACGAGGCCCGCCGCAGCGGCTAGTGCGCTGGCGATGTCCTGCCCAGTCGATGAGTATTCCTGTTTGACGCCCGACGGCGAGATGCCGTACTGTGTCTCCGCAGTCGGAACGCCAGTGCTGACGCCCTTGAAGGTGGCCAGCATGTTGTTGATCTGCTCTTGCGGATAGCCCTGCTGACGCAGGAAGTCGCCGTAGGCAATATCGAGGTTCTTCTGACCCTGCTGCTGCTCCAGTGCGCCGACGCCGCCCAGCGCGCCTGCGCCAGTGAGGCCGAGGCTCTGCGCCTGCTCGCCGAGTGTCGACAGAGCGCCAGAGGCGGCGAGCTGCTGTTGCTGCTGCGCCCGCGCCAGATCGCCAGCCGTGCTTGCGAGAGTGCCGAAGCGCGACAGGTCAGTGCCTGCGAGCCCAGCGGCCTGCGTGTAACCGGATTGGAGCGCCTCGGTCTGCTTGCCGAGGATGTCGGCACTGGTGTCGCGAAGGGCGCGCGCCGTGTCGGTCATCATGCCCGACGGCGTTCCGCCTAAGCCACCACGCCCGCCGAAGCCGAGCTGACCGGCTTGGATATAGCGGCCCTCGATCGCAGGCATAAGGTTTTCGGTGAGGTTGCGCGTGCCCAGCTCGCCGATGCGGTTGACAACGGCGTCGGTATACGGGTTCATGTACTGGCCGATGTTCGACACGGATGTCTGACCGGCCTGCGTCAAGAACGGCTGTGCGGTGTTTAACGCGCCCGGCGCATTCGCGGCGCTCTGCGCAACGCCTGTGGCTTGATTGAATAGTGGCTGGTACGCCGTGGCGGCGGTGCCAGTCATGCCGAAGGCTTGCTGCTGCGTCGGCGTGAAGCCCGCGACGCGCGGCATTGGCGCAGTTTCGTATGGGCGGTTGGCTATGGCCTGCTGCCCCGACAGGATGTCCATCGCGTAGTTAGAGTACCACTCAGGCAAAACCTGCTGCTTGGTCATGTCCGTGAGGGCGGAGCCTTGAGGGATTGCAGCCCCCTCGGCTAGAAATGAACTGCGAGACATTAAATGCGTCCTCCAGACAGATATGCTTCGGCCTTCTTGGCGTTAGCACTAAAACGGCCCTTTGCCAACTTCTGACCCTTGTGTTTACGAACTTTAACTCGAAGCTCGTCCAGCTTCTTTGCGCCAGCCTTATTCGACCCGTCACCCAGCAGGGCGACAGTCTCGGCGTCGATCACATATTCGCCGTCGGACAGCACCGCAGGGATGTCGTCGCTGCGGCCAGTGCCGGGGCCGTTGACTGCAAATTCGCTGCGCTTAGACGAGCCGCCCTTTGCGAAACGCATGTTGTCAACGTCAGGGGCGTACATCGACGGCCCCCTCGGCTCGTTTGGAATAGGTGTGGTGATAGGCGCAGGGTTGGCTTGCGATGCGTAGTCGAAGAAGTTAAGCTCAGGCCGTGTGCCGTAAGTCAGCCAGTCTTGGTCGCCCATCGGACGCGCTGTGCGGGTCGCGCCGATAGCGCCGAGGCCGCCTGCGGATGGCAGCTTGGCCGAGAAGATCGGGTTCAACCGGCCTGTGCCGCCGCCACCGTATGTGCCAGTTTGGCCTGAGCCACCGCCACCACCGCCGACTAAGCCGGAAATGAGGCTCGCGATGCGCAGGTACTCTTCGAGGCCGAGCTTCTTCTCGTCTGTCAGCGCGGGGTCGGGCTTTAAGTCCAAAGGAGGAAGAGGGTCTAAGGGGGGCATCACCGAAACCGATGTGGGTTCGGGCCGCTCAATCTTAGAACCTTCTACAACGATTGGCTCCTTGTAGTTTTCCATACCGGAAACCCTGTCGATTACGCCGAGATCTAAATTGAGGCCACCGGTATCGGTAGGCTGCTCAATCTTAGAACCTTCAGAGATGATAGGGTTCTTCTCAAATTCAGCTATTCCAGCGAGTACATCGGGCGATAGCCCACTCGTGACTGGGACAGAAACAGGGGTTGCCTGCTCAATCTTAGAACCTTCAGAGATGATAGGGTTCTTCTCAAATTCAGCTATTCCAGCGAGTACATCGGGCGATAGCCCAGTATTCACGGGAGCTGGGACTGCCTGTTCAAGTGGGCTTGCTTTAACAAGGATATCGTTGGGGTCAGCGGTGTCGGTCAGTCGGTCGAACGCGGATACATCTTCTCCGGGCGCGCCGAACTGGTTGCCTCCAAGGTTAACACCAAACGCGTTGCCGAGCCTGCTGCCGGTAACGGTGAGGCCGTCATACGGCTTTTCGGCCAATGCTTGTTGAATTTTGTTAGGCGAGCCACCGAGAGTGGTGCCTATGCTTGGCGTACCTAAAGTAGACGCAGTCACCTGTAAGCCGCCGTCGGCGGTCATACCACTCGAACCGGACGTACCCTTGGTGCCGTTAAGGTTTATCGGTTTGAGACCTAGCTCGTTGGCCACAGTGGGCGCTACGTAACTAAGCGCGCCCGAAGCAACGCCACCAAGGAGTGCGTTCTTCAGGCTCTGGCCCGTGGCTAAACCGCCTGCGGTCGAGCCGAGACCTGTACCTACTGCCGTGGCAAGTTTTGGAGCTAAAGCGGTGCCGAATTTACCTCCAGCTTCCAGTGCAGGGCCGAGTACTTGACCGCCAGCGGCAGACAAGCCGCCCATCGCAACGCCCTTGAGGATATTGTCGCCCCTAAGCGCCGCACCTGCGCCGCCAAGACCAGCCCCAGCGGCGATGGTGCCAAGGACGTTCAAGCCCGGTATGAACATCGTTGCCAATGGCAGAGCCGTTCCGACCGCACCAGCAATCTTGCCCAGCGTGCTCTTGTTCTTCTTCTCATACGCGACAGTCGAGTAGTTACCAGTCGGGTCTGCGGTTTGGATGCTGTAGTTCGCCTTGCGGCCAAACTGGTCCGTCAGGCCCTGACCTAATTCGGTTGCCTTGCGCGCGGCGTCGAAGCCTGTACCCTCGAACACGATCTGGTTGGTGCGGTGGTCAACGAGGCGTACAGGCTGGTCGGCCCGCACCGCGAAGGTGTTGCCACCTGTCTGCGAGGTGGGATTGCCTTTGTTAGATAACGGCGCGCCGATGTACTGCAAATTAGGATCGGCTTGATATATGCCGCCCATCGGGCCGCCACCGAAGTTCGAACCGAAATTCATCCCGTACAGGTTGTTTAGGCCGCTCAGGTCAAGTTTGCTAAAGTCAAACGTGTTAGGGTCAAACGGCACTTCGGCAGGCACAGCCTCTGTCGTCATCGGCTCGACTGCCGCTTGCTGGTACGGCTGCTCAACAGGCGCGGGCAGCATGCCGCCACCGCCGTATGGCAGCTCGTTATAGCCGCCCATGTCGTATCCGCCGTACATCATAGGCTGCTCGACAGGCATATACTGTTCGATGGGGGGTGTGTACTGATACGGCTCGCTGTAGCCGCGCGTGTCACCGTCACCGTAGCCGCCCATGTCGTACATCATAGGCTCGCCGTAACGGTCCATGTCATACATCATGCGCTCGCCATCCATCACGCGTCCGCCAATAGCGTAACGCGGCACGGACGTTTCCAGATATTTGCTGAAGCCGGGGATGTAATTCATGAGCTTTTACCTTCGAGCATTGGATATACACGCATTCCCCACTCACGCCAATCAGAGAACTGATAGGGATCAGGAATAATTTGCTGCGTAAATGGAGAGGCACGCAACAGCCCTATAGCCCAGCCTTGCCACTCGGCCTCATCGGGAGGCGTGCCGAATGCCCACGCGTCGTTGACCGACAGTATAACTGAACAGGCCCAGTCTTGCCAAGTCATTCCGCGAGGGTCGATCATCCCAATGTCGTCCCATCGCCTTGCTGGACATGCGCAAGCACGAGGCCCATCTGATAGTCGCCGCCGAGGGTGTTGCTCTCGAAGCGGAAGCGCAGCTCGCGGCGCTGCGTCTTGAGGAAGACGACCTGCTCCTGCGGCGTCTGTGGATCTTCCACAAACGTCATGATGATGCCGTTGACTTCAGGCGCACGCGCGTTGGCTCGGCCCATAACCTGAACGGTCATGTCACCGCTCTGCACGAAGTCAGGCTCGATCATCAAAGCCTGAAGCGACTTGTTGATCTGCGCCGTGACAGGCAGCGACAGGTCGGCAGTCTCGAAGAACGACTGTATCGGGTTGAGCGTCAGGCCGTCGATCTCGTCGGTGCCGACCTCGTGAACCCAGAACTTGTACGGGTTGTCGAATACCAAATTGAACGTCGCGGCAGAACCCGCCCCGCCAGTCACGCTGGCAGGGTTGGTCGGGATCTCGGTGTACTGGCCCGCGTTGCTGATGCTGATGCCAGTAATGCCGCCTGAGCCGTTGATGGTGGTGACCGTCAGCTCCGTGTCGAGCTGGCCTAGACCGCCCGCAACGGTGAGCGTGTTGCCTACGGCGTAGCCAGTTCCTGCCGCGACTATCGCAGCCGAAACGGCCTCAGCCTCTTGCGGCTCGACGCCTGACAGGAGCGGCTTGCTAAACACGGCAGGGAAGAGGCCCGCACCGCGCCCGCCATTGGGCAGCTCGGTGTCGTACCATGTGCCTTCGCGCACGTTGTAGATGACGGCGTGGTTCGGCTCGATGCTGTCGCCAAACGGGAAGCACCACCATATCTCACCGAAGCGCGGAACCTTATACGCGAACACCTTCTGGCGCTGCGGATAGTTTAGGTTATCGAAGAAGAAGTTGAGATTGAGGTTGTTCTCGATCTCGCGCACAACGCCGTTGAACGACAGGAAGCGGTCAGTGCCGATCCAGTAGAAGATGCCGTCATACTCGATGACGCTGTTGGCCGACAGGATCGACGACTGCGCGCTGATAGTGTCGAACTGGAATACCGCCGTGCCGCCGACATACGTGCCGCGTATCAGGCTGTCCGCCGACCAGAACAGGCCAGACGGGCTGTTGCCCGGTCCGCCGCGCAGTGGCATGGCTTTGACGATCTTCTGACCTGTAATGTACGCATTGCCTGCGCCAGAGCTGGTAAAGTCCGCCGGATCGTTCGGCACGGACCACGCCGCGTAGCCGTCGTTGCCGAAGGCGAACGTGTACGGCGGCAGCGTGACGACGCCGCCAGTGACGCTGAAGTTGGCGGGCACCGTGGTGACTTCAGTCAAGGCACTCGTGCCGAGAAGGTCGCCGACGAAGAGCGCGCCGCCGTCGCTGTTGCAGATGCAGTTCAGGTTCGGCGCGACTTGCGCGACGATCTGGTTGCCGTTGGTCGTGTCATAGGCCGTGGCGAACTGCCACATATTGCCGTTGTCTACGGTGAAGCCCGACGCGGGCGTGCGGTCGGTGATGACGCTCGTGTTGTACGTGCCGTCGATGAAGAAGCGCTCGAGACGGTCTGCCGAGCCTGCGTGGACATATGTCTGCAAGTCCTGCGTGTACTCGTGCAGCGCACGCGGCAAGCCGCGCAGGAACTTGTTGATCGAGCGGTAGCCGCCGATCTTACGCGGCAGCCCGCGCTGGAAACGGACCCACTGGCCGTCAACGTACTGGTCGCCCTCGAACTTGGTGCCGTCGCGCTTGATGCCGGGGGCAGAGCGTATCTGTACGATTTGTTCGGGCATTATAGAGCTTCCGCGTTGAGGTCTACGGTCCACGTATCAAGCACCGTGGCAGTGCCAGTGCGGCGAACTTGGAAGGCTAGTTGGGCATACACAGAGTTTCCTGACCCAGAAATATCTACGAGCCAAGCGGGGTTACCAGTCGTCGCTATCCAAGTGTTAACCGTGCCAGTAACCGAACCGGCTGTCACACTAGCGTAAACTTCGTAGTTTCCACCTTGGCTGGTTGGTGTGCACCACTGTTCTACATACATATAAGAGCCGCCGTTAAGCGCCTCATATACTTGGCCTATGGCGGCACCAGCACCGAAAATTGCGTACGCTGCTTCGGAATACCCAAAACCCGCAGCGAAAACGCCGTAATCGCTGAAAGTAATAAGGACATTGCTCTTGCCGTAGAAGTTGGTTGGCATGACAATAGCGCCAGACGCAACGCCCGCTAACGTGCGGACATCGGTGTCGTTTAGTGAAACCGTGGCGGTAGCAGCTTTACCCAACTCAAGGTTGATAGACTGCCCCGCAGTGCTGCCACCCAAGCTGATTGGGCCTGAAGAGTTAAGCGTCATTATTTAGCTCCCCGTAGCTCGTCCAGTTCCGCCTTTAACTCTGCGATGGCAGCGAACGCCACGGCGACCAGTTTCTCGTAATCAACCGCCAGTGTGCCGTCGTCGCGGGTGCGAACGGCCAGCGGGAACATTTCCTCCACGTCCTGCGCGATGACGCCGAAGTCGTTCTTGCGGACGAAGTAGTCGTCCTCGCCGCCGTGCTCCGCGATGTAGGCGTCGGTCCAATCGAACGTCTTGCCGCCAACAGTAGTCACGATGTCGAGCGCGTTCTCAATCGGACGCACGTTCTCTTTCAGACGCGCATCGGACGAATAGAACGCCGTGACGTTGTTCGTCGCACGGATCTCACCGGCAGTGCCAGAGCCTGCCGTGCCGACGCCGAGGCTGTTAACCTGATAGTTGTTGCTTGTGTTCAGCGCGTTTGCGGTGGTCGCCGTCGTAGCGGTTGTCGCCGAGGTGGCTGTCGCCGCGTTGCCGCTGACGTTGATGGCCCAAGTACCGCTTGCGCCCGAACCCGTGGCGGAAGGCACACCAAGCGCGGACTGCGCGGTGGCTTGCGTAGTTCCGCCTGTGCCGCCATTGGCCACAGCGAGCGTGCCGCCAAGCGTCAGCGTGCCCGACGTCGTGATCGCGCCGCCGGTCAAGGTCAAGCCCGTCGAGCCGCCTGAGCCAGAGACTGAAGTGACAGTGCCTGTGTTCGACGTAAAGCCCGAAGGGTTGCTTGCGGCGTAAGCGCCAAGGTTGGTGAGCGCAGATCCAGCGGTTGTTGCGCCGGTACCGCCGTTGGCCACGGCTACGGTGCCAGTGACGTTGGCTGCCGTCCCAGTCGTGTTCTGGTTAAGCGTTGGGACGTCAGCGGCTACAATCGCACGGAACGTAGGCGTACCCGCCGTGCCGTTCGGCGCGGACAGGAACGTATTGGCGGATTGTGACGCAAAGTTAGAAGCAGTAACGGCAAGCGTGCCGCCAAGCGTAAGGGAGCCAGAGGTCGTAACCGTACCGCTCAGGCTCAGTCCGCTGACAGTGCCTGTGCCGCCAACTGAGGTGACCGTGCCTGTGTTCGAGGTGAAACCAGACGGGTTACTCGCGGGATAAGCGCCAAGGTTGGTGAGCGCAGCGCCCGCAGTCGTTGCGCCTGTACCGCCATTAAGTATGGCGACAGTGCCAGTGACGTTCGACGCCGTCCCAGTCGTATTCTGGTTGAGGGTCGGGAATGTGCAGTTTGTCAGCGTGCCAGAGGAGGGTGTGCCAAGCGCGCCGCCCGGAGCGACGTAGTCAGTGCCTGCGGTAGCGGCAGTGAACGCCGCAGTTCCGTTGCCCTTAACGAGGCCCGTAAGAGTGGTGGTGCCTGTGCCCCCGTTGGCGACAACAAGCGTACCAGCGAGGGTAAACGTACCCGCCCCTGTGATCGGCCCACCAGCCAAAGTGAGGCCCGTAGTGCCGCCCGACGCGGCCACGGATGTGACCGTGCCACCGCCAGCGGTAGAGGTGATGGTGACGCCGCCCGCGCTGTTCGAGATGGATATACCCGAACCTGCGGTGAGCGTCGCAACGCTGTACCCTGTGCCGTTGCCGATCAGGAGCTGGCCGTTTGACGGGGCAGTCGCGACGCCGGTACCGCCTTGTCCCACGCTGAGTGCGGTGGTCAAGCCTGTCAGTGACGTGATGTCGGAGTTCGCGCCAGAGCCAGCCGCGCTGAGGGTAAGTCTCGCGCCGGAGGCACTGGTCGCGCCAGTGCCCCCAGACGCTATCGCGAGCGTGCCCGCGAGTGTCAGTGTGCCGGAGGTGGTGATGGGCGAACCGGTAAAAGATAGACCGGTTGTACCGCCCGACGCGGCCACTGAGGTAACTGTACCGCCGCCAGCGGTAGACGTGATGGTGATACCCCCGGCACTGTTTGTGATGCTGATGCCCGACCCAGCCGTCAGGGTCGCCTTCGTGAGCGTGTTGCCTGTGCTGTTACCGATGAGCAACTGCCCGTCGGTGTACGTGGTCTGGCCTGTGCCGCCGTTGGCGACAGGGAGCGCAGTGCCCGACAGCGAGATTGCCAGCGTGCCCGACGTCGTGATCGGCGAGCCGGTTACGGACAGGAACGACGGCACGGTCGCCGCGACGCTGGTCACCGAGCCTGAACCCGTGCCGACGCCCACGCCGTTGATGAAGAGGCCCGTGGCGTTGATCGTGCCCGCACCCTGCGCTCCGGCGGTAGGCGCGCCGATCTGGATGCCTGCCGCGTTGGTCAGCGCAGTGATGTCCGCGTTGCTGCCTGATGCGGCTGCGCCAAGGCTCGTGCGCGCCGCGCCAGCCGTCGTGGCGTTCGTGCCACCCTGCGCAACGCTCAGTGGCGTCGTGAGGCCAGACAACGATGTGATGTCAGAGTTAGCGCCAGAGGCCGCCGCCGCGATGGCGGAGCGCGCCGCCGCCGTTGTGGTAGCCGTAAAGACCGCCGTGCCGATGCCTGTGCCGCCGAGGTTGGTCAGGGCCGACGGTGCGTTGGTCGCTCCGGTGCCGCCTTGGACAACAGGAACAATACCCGCAAAGGCTGCTGACGTGGTGGCCGAGATGATGTCCGTGCCGTCGCAGTACAGGATACCTGTCGCGCCCTGAGTGACCAATGTGGCTGCGCCGCTGGCAGTCTTGATGCCGAGCGTGAACGCGCCAGTCGTGGCGTTGTTCACCCAGTATTGCTGCACCGTCGCGGGCACAACGATGTTGACGTTGGAAGTCAGCGTGCCTGTGAACTTATACGCGATACGGTTAAGCTCAGAGCCAGCAAGCGTGTACGTGCCGCCAGTGACGGCGATGGTCGTGTAGTCGAAGGCGAAGACCGCCTGCTGGCCGAGGCCGATGGTGTACCACTGGATGCCGTCGCTTACGACCACGGCGCTGTCGCCCGGCTGCAAGCGCAGTGTGGCTGCCGCGTTGATAAGCTCAGAGCCAGACGGGTCGATAGTCAAGTCGCCCTGCCCGCCGTTGCGGACCTGCACAAACCAGCCGTCGCCAGCCGCCACGGCAGTCGGCAAGTTGAGCGTGCCGAGGCCGCCAGTCCAGACAAAAATCTTGGCGCGATCAGGGGCCGTGAGAGTGTACGGCGTAATGGAGAAGTCAACGACCTCGTAATTCTGCGCGAGGGTCGACCCAGTCGCGATCAGACCAGCGCCAGCCAGCGCTGCGGCTTGGGCCTGCGCCACGGCAGCGCCGTAGCGGAACGTGCGCCAGACACCGCCTACGGTGGTGTTGCTGATGAGGTAGCACTGCCACTGCTCACCTGCGCCGATGCTCAGGATCGCGTTACCGGCGGCGTTGTCGACGGTGATGGTGTCTGGGCCGAGGTTGTTGAACAGGATTGTCTGGCCGACGCCGACTGACATCGCGTCAGGTAAAGTTATCGTGTAGGGGCCGGTTGGCGTGACGTCGATGATGCGCGCGACGACGTTGTTGCCGGTGGTGGCCTCAAGCGGCCACTCAAGGACGATGTCGCTGGTCAGCGCAAGCGGGAGGTACGATACGTCTGAGGGGTATATCGTCGTACCGCCGAAGACTTGAGTGAATGACGTGGACATTATTACGCCTCCTTGCGCACGGCGGATCGGTCTAGGATTTTGGCGAGGTCTTCGCCGTTCAACATTGCCGCCGCGCGATCGTACATGCTCTGCCAAACTGGGATGCGTTCGTCGTTCTTGAGGAACGGCGTCGCTTCAACCAGCGTGCCGTAGAGCAAGAGCTGCGGGGCGTATTCGGTGATCCAGTTCGTCTGCACGCTCTCGTCGAGCAATGGCGGCAGTTCGTAATACAGGATTTCGAATGGGTATGCTGCGTCGGGTGTCGGCGCAAGCAGCCAGTGGCTGTAGTCATAGTCGCTGTAGAAGATGGGCGTGTCCGTCTCCAACGCGTTCGGCCAATAGGACCGCAGATATTCATAGACGCGGGAGAACAGGATTTTGCGGTCGTTTCCTGTTGTGCCAGTGCCGATGTTAATCGACACCGTGTCGCGCCAGCGATCAGGCTTGGGGTAGACGGACTGGCCCGCAGAGAGCGTGCCAGTCACGACGTTGATGAAGCCCTCGACTTTAAGCTC